TTTGGACCTGGTATACTTGGTACTGCAGTTGGTTTCTTACAAAAAAGACACGAAGAAAAAACAATAGAAGAAATAAAAAGAAGACTAGAAGAGAGATCTAGTTTCAACAATCCTAATGATCCTACAGGTGGTGGATTACCAGTATATGAAAGAGAGTATTTAGAAAATCTATTAGAAGTAGCTGAAGCACCAAAGGAAAAAGGACTAATAGGTAAGTTTATTGACAAAATAACAGGAGAAGAAGTAGAAGAGCCTGACTTACCTAAGTTAGATACTTATGAGTATGACATGTTACCTAATCAATATGGTATAATAGAAGCTTATACACCTGAGACAAAAACTCCAGAAACTATAGAAACAGCTTTTACACCAGAAAGAATGGAAGCTATTCAAAAAATAATGGCTGATACTGACATGAGAAAGGTTGCTGGTGCTAAATTAGATAAAGCTGGACCTACAAATGTCAAAATCCCTGGTAATGACGATGATGATAAGGGGCCAACAATTAAACCTACTAAACCTACCTACACTCAACCTGGTAGTGATCCATATGCAGAACCAGGTAGACCAACAAGCAGTAATAATGATGATGACGATGGACCTGCATTTAGACCACCTACACCTGATCCTAAACCATCACCGATATATGATGATGAGGCAGCAGGTGATTATGATGATGACTCAACAGGTGTTCACAAAGGCGCATTAATGAATAAACCGAAAGTTAAAAAAGTAGTAAAAGGTTTGAAGAAAGCCTCTAAGTTACACGCTAAACAAGCAAAGACACTAGAAGAAGAAGTAAAGAAAAAATAATATCCAAATAACTATAAGGCCACTCGGCTTCGGCTGACCCCAACATAAGGAGAAAACAAATGGCTACAAGTGAGACTGCAAAACCAAACCCAATGGTAAAACCTCCAATCCCAAAAGTAATGATGGGAAGAGGAGGTTACCTAAGTAATGAAGAACGTATCAAGAAGGAAGAAGCTGAACTAGAAGAAATGCGAAAAGAAGCTAGGGCAGCAGCAGGTATTACAGATGAAGAAGGTTCTGAAGATCAACCCAGTAGCGAAGAGCCTAAAGCTGAACCAGTACAGGCAGAGAGTGATACCAAACAAAAAGAAGAACCAAAAGCCAAAGCACAAGAAGATGACTCTGAACTAAGTGCTGAAGAGAAAAACTTTAAGAAACGTTATGGCGATCTACGTAGGCATACACAGAAAAAAGAAGAAGAGTTTTCCGCTAAGATAGAAGCACTACAAGCACAACTAGATAAAGCAGCAAATAACGAACTTGTACTTCCTAAGTCTGAAGAAGAGCTAGATGCTTGGTCTAAGCAGTACCCTGACATAGCAGGTATCGTTGAAGCTATTGCTGACAAAAAGTCTAAAGCTACAGCTAAAGATCTTGAAGCACGTATGGCTGAGTTTGAAGAGCTACGCATTACAGCTAAACGTGAAAAGGCTGAAGCTGAACTAGCATCTATGCATCCTGACTTTGATGAGATACGTTCAGATGACTCTTTTCATAACTGGGCAGAAGAACAACCTAAGTGGGTACAAGATGCTTTGTATGAAAACTTAGATGATGCAAAGTCTGTAGCACGTGTAATTGATCTTTATAAAACAGACAAAGGCATAACTACTAAAGTTAAAAAGAATAACTCTTCAGATAAAGCAGCAGCAGCTTCTGTAAAGACAAAAGGAAGTAGTATACCTGACACAGATGATGCTTCTAAGTACATACGTGAATCAGAAGTAGAAGCAATGCATATTAAAGAATACGAAAGAAAACAAGAAGAAATCCTAGACGCACAGCGTAACGGAAGATTTATTTATGATATTTCAAGAAAATAGTTGACAAACTGTTTATCATAGATAAAACTATAGCATATACACAACAATTAAAGTGTGTATGCTTTTATCAAGCACTAGCCACACAATAAGACTTACCTCAAAGTATAAGCCCAGTGCAGAGAGGCAGCGCAGCCTCAACGCAAGACTGACTACCTTATTACGAAGAGCCTCTTCATGGTGGATATGTAGTGTACTAAACCCACGCCATATCTATAAGGAGATTTAACTATGGCTATTACATCAGCGAGTGGGGGCTTTGCAAATAACTTTAGCCCTATTATGTACTCAAAACAGGCACAGATTGCTTTAAGAAAAGCTTCTGTTGTCAGCGCAATCACCAACAACTCATACTTTGGTGACATCGCAAATCAAGGGGATGTTGTACGCATCCAAAAAGAACCAGACGTAACTGTAAACGCTCTGGAGCGTCACACAGGTATAACTGTTCAAAAGTTAGCTGACACTGACTTTCAGTTAACCATTGACAAAGCTAACTACTTTGCTTTTAAAATGGATGACATCGAAGAGCAGTTCTCACACATCGACTTCGTAAGCCTAGCTGCAGACAGAGCAGCATACAAAATGGCTGACGCTATTGATGCAGATGTTTTACTGTATATGACAGGTACTGCAGCGAGTGGTCAATACTCAACTGCTGTATCAGGTACTGCACAGCATCCAACAGCAGGTGAGATCAATGGTGAGTTCTTGAAAGTGAACCAGTTGGACATGTCTGACATGACTAACATCACAACTTCAGCTTCATCATCTACTACTGGTGACTCTATCCCAATAGCACCTAGACTACCAGGCGCTACTGCAAAAGCAACTACAACAGCCTCACCATTGCAAGTTATTGCAAGAATGGCTCGTCAGTTGGACACAGGAAACGTTGACTCACGTGGACGTTACTTGGTAGTTGACCCAATCTTTGTCGAGATGTTGAAGGATGAAGATTCACGTCTTTTCAACTCAGACTTTGGTGGCAACGGTCAGCTAATGAACGGCTTGGTTGCAGATAACATCCACGGCATGAAGCTGTATGTTTCAAACAACCTACCTACAGACGGTACAGGACCAGGAACTTCTGGCACAGGCGCACAAGATGACAACTTCGGTATCATCCTAGCAGGTCAAGAAGAAGCTGTAGCATCTGCAGAGCAGATCAACAAAGTTGAGAACTACAGAGATCCTGACTCATTTGCAGACATTGTACGTGGTATGCACCTTTACGGACGTAAGATTCTACGCCCACAAGCATTGGTGACAGCACGTTACAACGCTGCTTAATCAAGTTAAACTTAGAGGCTGGCTTAATGCTGGCCTCTTCGTGCATTTAAATCTTTGAGGATATTGACATGGCTATAACAACGGCAATGTGTACAAGTTTTAAATCGGAGCTTCTTGGTGGTACTCACGATCTGGACACGCACACGTTAAAACTTGCATTAATTAAAAGCGGTATGTCTGGTACATATGGCGCAGCAACAACTAACTACTCAGATGTTACAGGTAACTCTGATGAAGCATCTGGAACAAACTATTCTGCAGGTGGACAAAACCTAGATGGTGCTACTATTGCAGTATCTGGTACAACTGCACACGTAGACTTTACAGATGAAGTATTTTCTAATGTAACAGTATCATCAGCAGGTTGTATTATTTACAACTCTTCAGCTTCTAACAAAGCTATTTGTGTGATTGACTTTGGTGGCACAGTTAGTGCTACAGCAGGTGATTTAACTATTGAGTTCCCAGCAGCAGATGCATCAAACGCAGTAATACGTATTGCCTAAGAGGTAAGTTATGGCAGTCGTTGCAGCTACAGCTAAGTTCGGTGTTGGTGTATATGGTGCATCTAGTTATGGTGTAGTAAATGTATCAAGAACACTAACAGGCGTAGCTGGAACAAGTGCATTAGGAACAGTAGAAGCTAAGACAAGTGAAGCTCTACTAAGTGTCTCTGCAACTGGTGCTGTCGGCTCAGTACAAGTTAATCTAGCACCAAACATTACTGGCGTTGTAGGTACATTTACAGTAAACGCTGCAGGTCTAACTGTAAAGAGTGTAAATCGTGTACCTGTAACACAAAACGCACTAACAGGTTCTATAGAAGCAGTATCTGCTGGTGGCTTTGAGATTGACATATCCGAAAGCCTGGGTAGCGTATCCGCAACTGGTGCAATAGGAACAGTAGAAGCTAAAACAAGCGAAGCTTTACTGAGTGTCTCAGCCACAGGCTCACTAGGTACACTTGTACTACACGCAGCATCATCTTTAACACTAACAGGTGTATCTGCTACAGGTGAAGTAAACGAGCTAGAAGAGAAGCCTACAGAAGAACTTGGTAGTGTTTCTGCTACAGGTGCTGTAAACGGAGTATCAACTAGCACAGGCGCAGGTTTGACTTCCGTTGGTATAACAAGTATAATAGGTGACCCAAGCATAACAGCAGTTCAGTTTGATTATGAAGCAGTAGCACATCTTTACAGTAAAAGACGTGCAGTCAGCATACCAAGAGCAGCGTAATGAGTACATCAGCCGAAAGAACAGTAAGAGTTTCTGAACAGATAAGAATAGTATACGTAGAAAAGAAACCCACAGCAGCAGATAGGGTAGTCTACGCAAATGAGGATTAATAAATGAGTTTTCGTTGGCCTATAAAAGATCCAGATGAAACACTAGACTACAGTGTAGACTGGTCAAGGTTTCTAGATACTGCAACAATTAGTAGTGTTAAGTGGTTTGTCAAATCTACTTTGTTTAGCACTAAAACAGAAATAACAGCAGGTCAAAACTTAACGACAGCATCTAGTGGTGCAACAACAGATAGTATACAAAACGTAGCTCAAACAAATACTAACACTGTTGCAACTATAAATATAGGTGGTGGACAGAATAATGTAGAGTATACTTTCTTTTGTCAGATGACAGACACTACAGGAAGCACTGCTGAGAGAAGTATTAGATTACGATTGAAGGAACGCTAATATGGCTTATGATTACATTGGTCTAGTAAATGATGTAAATCGTAGACTTAATGAAGTAGAACTTGTGGGTGGTACTGGTACAAGTGCTAACTTTCTCACTGCAAAAGGTGAGTACTCTATGGTTAAGGACTCTGTAAATGCAGCTATACGATACATTAATCAGCACGAGTTTGAGTGGCCTTACAATCACATTGAAGAAACAGAAACATTAACAGCAGGTATTACTAGATATGCTTTTCCTGCAGATGCGAAGACTATAAACTTTAAGACATTTAGAATAAAACAAAACGATACACTTAATAACCCAACAGTAAAACTAACAGAACTTGATTATAACGAATACCTAGACAGGTTTGTTGACTTAGAGTATGCTACATCAACAAGCGTAAGAGGTTTACCTAGTCGTGTGTTTAGAACACCAGGCCAAGAGTTCGGTATTATAAATCCACCAGATAAAGCATACGAGTTAGTTTATGAATACTATAGACTTCCTGTTGATCTGATTAATGATACAGACGTACCTAGTATACCAGAGCAGTTCAGATATGTAATTGTAAATGGTGCTATGTATTTTGCTTATATGTTTAGAGGTGAGTCTCAAGAATCTAATATGATGCAGAGTCGATTTGAGCAAGAGATAAAACAAATGAGAAGTTTGTATATAAACCGTTATGACTATATAAGATCAACCGTTAGACATCCTACTACTACTTCCGTAAGAGCGCTTTAATACATGCCTACAAAACGTGAAACCTTTCCTATCGAGTTTCGTGGGGGTCTTATTACTAATATGAGTCCCTTGCAGCAAGGTATTAACATGCCAGGATCTGCACGTGTACTCAGAAACTATGAGCCATCCATTGAGGGTGGCTATCGTAGGATAGAGGGTTACAAGAAGTACGACACTGATATTATACCTCCGTATGGCGCACCTGTTGTAAGAGGTGCAAGTCAAACTGGTACATCACTAAATCTTGCTAACATACGTCAAACACCAGTAGCAGGAGATACACTTAGGGTAACACACGCTACTGCTAGTGTAAACGGTGCTACAAATTCTACTACTGCAGTAGTTCTTGATGGTAACTCTGGTACTATTACTGTAGGCATGACAGTTACAGGGCAGGGCATTTCTGGTACTGTAACAGTAGCAACAGTAACTAACCAAAACAATATTGTCTTATCCACTGCACAATCACTAGA